GCCCGAGCCACTTCTTTGCTTCGGGATACCCAAGCCACTGCTGAAGACTCCAGCATACAAACGCACTACACCAAGGCCACGCGCCGGGCGCGAGATTGGTCGCCGCTTGATACACGCGGATCTTGGTTCCGCGGTTGTTGCCTCCGGATTCACGGACACCCACTTGGGACATCGCGACATCTGCCAGTTTTTCGATCATTCTAAAAATCCGCTCCGCCTTTGATCGCTATGTGGAATTTGTTGCCCAGTTTTATCTCCGGCCTTATCGACCCGAGCAGCCGCACGAACAACGGCCTTTGGTCTTCCGCTTCACTTTTCGCGAAACACGCTTCATGGATCACTTCGTCGCGATAGCTTTGCGAACCTCGGTGTAGGTGACCGGCCCAGGAATCCCGTCTTGGTCGGTATTGACGAGCGCCTGAATCCGTTTGATGCCCGGAGTTTGGGCCGCGTTCGTGGCGTAGTTCACTGCGGCCATGATCGCGGCCACGATAAAACCCACGATCGCGGTCTGGTCGATCTGTCCGGCGAGACCGGCGTCGAAAGCAGCGACCTTGGCCACGAGCATGGCGACGAAGCCCGCGATGACGGGAGTGAGGATCCCTCCGGACTTCGAGACGAGGAACTTGAGCAGACTGAGTTTGAGCTTATCCATGTTATTTGTCCTCCAAGCGCATCCGCTGGACGGCGGATTCGATGGTGAAACGGAGCAGACTCTCCGTGGCCAAGACACCGATTGCCGTGGCCTCGTTGCGGAGACGGCCGACGGCGAAAGCGCGTTTCTCCGCGCTCGTTTTGTCGCTCGCGGCTAGTTCACGCACGATGGTCAGGGCCAACGGCAAAAGCGCACTGGCACCTGAGACGAAGAGCGCCCGCAGGACAGGCGCATAAAAGTTCCACACGGCGGAACCCACTCCCAATACTTTGGCGATGATGTTTTTCATAGAGGTTATGTGGTTATTACTATCGGTGCAGGAAAGCCGAGCGCAACCCGTCCATAAGAAAAGCGCCCATCGCACCGACCGCTCCGGCGATCCCGTAGATCGTCGCTTTGGTCGATTCCAGGTGTTTGAGCCGATCGTCATGTTTCTCAAACGATCTCCGGAAGGACTCCTGGTGCTCCAAGATCAGGTCGACCTTGGTCTCCAACCGCGCCAATCTTTCACCATCGAAGCTCATCGACAGAGATTCTTCCTTCCGTCGGCGAGAACCGTCGGGGGGCAACATGTTGAGCGGGTCGCTGACATTCATTGTTAATATGCTTCTGGATCAGGACTCCTGCAACTTAGGCTCCTCGGTCGCGGTGAGTTGTTTTTCGATACTCATCGCCACCGGCAAGATGCCCGCTGCTGCATTCAAGCCGCCCGCCTTGGTCGCAATGTCGAGGCACTGCATGACCACTTTGGCCTGATCTTCAGTGAGTGTGACGGTCTTATTCATTGATCGGAGTCTCCTGTTGCGCTGCGAGATAAGCCTGTGTCGCAGGAATCGCGGCCAACACTGCGGCGAAGGCGGCGGCGAGTTCGGGGACTGCCTGCATGATTTCGGGCGTCAACGGCGCGGTCATCTTTTGGACGAGGCTTCCGTTGGCCAGTTCGCCGTCTGCGGTTGCGGGCAATAGCTCCACGGTGATACTGCCGGAATCAGCGGTCGGCTGGATGGCCGAGAGCGTATAGACATGGAGTTTATCGAACACCTTCGCAGGGATGGGTTCGACGGTTATGGGTGTTGGGTTGGTTAGCATAAGATTAGGTTGCGATGAGGCCGAGTTCTTGCAGGCGGTCGATGATGTCGTTGATCGCGGTGCGGGCCTCGGTGTCGATAGTGCCGCCGCCAGCGGGGTCGGCTACGGTCGCAGGACGATCCACTGGCGTTGCACCGTAGAATCCAAGCAGCGAGGAAGTCGCGCTGCCGATCTTGATGCCGCGCAGGGTGCCGCCGCCGCTTCCTGCTTCAGCGTCCAAAATAAATTCGTTGCTGGCCCAGCGGAAATTAAGCCTTTCCCAGCTTGTAGCGTTTGTATGTGTATTGTAGATCCGTAGGCTCTGGGCTGTTCCACTATTTCGGATCGCCAACACGGCGACATCGTCGAGGCCAAGTCGTGCATCTACTCCGCTGCCGTTTCCATTATAAAACAAAAGTCCTCCAGAATTGTTCGCTGCCCCAGAGAGGTATCCAAGCGTGCCTATTCCGATAGTGGGTGATCCTGTGATACTTCCAGCGTAATTTGTCAGCGAGTTAAGCACTCTTATGGTTCCAGAGACAGGGATTCGCATTCTTGTGATGCCATCGCTTTGAAGCTCAACATCCCTCGCCGTCCCGCCCGCGCTTCCCTTCTCCGTCCCGATCTGAAACACGTTGCTGCTCCACTTGAGGAACCCGCGTTCGTGGTTCGTGGCGGAGGTGAAGGTGTTGTAGATGTTGAAGGTTTGGGCCGTGCTTGCACTCCGTTGCGCCAAAACTCCAGTGCCTTCGCGCTGCAAATTGGTATCGTCTAAGACACCAAGGCGAATCGCGGCGCTGTTTGAATTTATCGAAAGATCGGCTGGGCCAAACACAGCAACATTGACGCTACGAGCGGATACACCGTTTGTCGTTGTTACAAAGTCTCCACCGCGATTGATGGCCCAGCGAGTTGAACCGTCTATTTGCCACACGGCCACGTTCGACGCGGATGCGCTGGCTGTGTTTGTAACATTAAAACGAAATCCAGTAAAAGTCGTCCCACTGGCATTCCAAGTCTGCGCCAGATCAAGCACAGGCGCGGACGCACCAGTGAGCGTGCCGTTGTTGGCGGTGAGCGTGGTGAATGATCCGCTGGATGCCGTGGTGCTCCCAATCGGCGTGTTCTGGATCGAGCCGAAGGTCGCGTTGCTGCCCGCACCCAGGCCGAGATCGGCGGCGGTGATCGGAGCGGGGTAATATGTCGAAAGGTTGGCCATAGTCTATTTTACCACGTTGCGATGGCTGCGCGTTTCCATGTGTTTGCCGCCGTGCAGACATAGATGAAGTTGGCGTCATAACGAAGTTCCCCGGCCGTGCCTGTGGCTCCTGTGGTGGCAGGAGCGGTGCCCTCCATTGCAAGAATGCCATCGAAGGTGGCGAATCCACTGTCGTCGGCCAGACGAGCTTGAAGCATTGTTCCGCTGCGCTTCAGCGCGGGGAAGCTGGTCGTGGTTCCTCCAAACTGGATGCGGTTAAAATCGGAGGTATCGCTTTGAAGACGCAAAATTCCTGCACCACTGCGAAACATGCGGAGATCGCCGCCAACGGATGTCGGGTTTCCCGTTGACCAACTAATGAAAGCACCGCTGTTTAAGACAAAGGCTCTGTTCGTTCCATCAAAACCAAGTGAGGCAATATATGTAGTAGCTCCGTCTGCTCTGGCAAAGCCAATCACGCCTGCATTTGGTCTTCCAATGACGCCATCGAACGCCCCGCTACCAACACTGAACAATGATGCGCTCAACGGAGCATCCCCCGAATCATCCGCGAGACGAACTTGCAGTGCGGTGCTGCTGCGCTTCAGCGCGGGGAAGTTAGCGTCTGTGCCGCCAAATTGAAGGCGGTTAAAATCATTTCCAGCATCATTGCGTATAGCCACAACTCCGCTTGCAGACGAGTTGATAACCATCCTGCTGGTGATTCGAATTGAAGTAGGGCTGGAAAACTCCCCGTTATTGAAAAAAGTAAAGGTGTTTGCCCCTGCCCGCAAAGTCATGTGCCGCCCAGAGCCTGTGCCCGCACCTTCTGTTCCTATTTCAAAATTTCCTCCTGCCGCGCTCCAGCGGACAAATCCACGTTCATAGTTCGATGCGTCCGTATATGTGCCGTAAATTCGGAATGTTTGGGCGTTTAGGCCGTTGGATTGCGCCAAAATGTTTGCCGCTTCGCGTGAAAGTATAATGTCGCCATTTCCCGTTCCTGTTCCAGTTCCGAACTGAAGGCTTGTTCCAACACCAACAACTCCGCTGAAATTTACACCAACTCCTCCCCCTGTTCGCGTGCGAGCCGTCCATGTAAGTCCGCTCCCGCCGCAAGTGATAATAGTTGCAGGGGTGGTTGATTCGCCGCGCCTGATTGAAAATACCTGCCCCGCATCAAGATTGATATTGAAGTAAGAGCTTGCGCTGGCGCTTGCTGTATTGGTCAACGCGAGATTCAACCCCGTAAAAGTCGTTCCGCTGGCATTCCAAGTCTGCGCCACATCAAGCGCGGGCGCGGACGCACCAGTGAGCGTGCCGTTGTTGGCCGTCAGGGTCGTGAATCTCCCCGTATTCGGCACCGAACTACCGATCGGATCAGGCGAAGCAAAGTTGGTCTTGTTGCCAAAATACGGAACCACCTTCCACCCGACCGTGGAACCAACAAAGACCAGCGTGAAAGCGGCATCCTCGACATTGCAGGTCAGATCCTCGGCCAAGGATTCGATGTTCGATCCGTTGCGGGCGATGGTGAGGTTGTTGGTGTCGAAAGTTCCCGCATAGTCGAGCACGGTGATCGTGTCGCCATTCGACGGGGTCGCGGGCAGGGTGAGGGTGAAGGCTCCGGCTGTGGTGTCGGCGGCAACTTTGTCTCCGACCGCTGCCGTGTAGTTCGCCGCCCGGATCTGGAAGTTGGCCGGATCCGCGCCCACACTTGAAGCCCCGAGGACAACATTCCCGCTCTGCCCATTGACGCTATTGACCGGATAGTCCCCGGCATATTCCCAGTCGGTCGCCAGTCCGGCATTGTTGCGTCGAATATAAATGCCCGCTACGCGGCGGTTGACCAGCCACACCCCCGTAGATTCCCGCACGAGATATGCGGCCCCGACGGCGGGGTCGCCGATCGTCACGGGCAAATCGGCAAAGGTAGCGACTTCACCCTCGAAGACGACGGCACCGCTTGACCCCGTGATGTCGAGGTTTCCGGTAAAGGGGTTGAAGCTCCAAGCCATCTTAACTCTTTAGAACGCGGGTGAGATTGGTGCCGCTGTAGGAAAAGTTGCGGGTCTCGACGACCGAGCCGTTGAGCTTATACTCGACCTTCGTCAGGTTGCTCCCCGCGTAGGTCAGCGCGATGTCGTCCCAGGTCGGAGTATTCGAGTGCATGATGTCGTTGATCTTCTGCAACGACCGCTCGGTATAGTCCTCGCGCAGCGGGGTGTTTCCTTCTGGATAATAAGCGGGCATGTTATTACTTAATACTCCGGTTCACGGACCTCGGCAACACGGCCAGGTTACTGGAGTGGTTGCTCATTCCGTTTTTATGATGCACGTCCTTGCCGTCGCCTTTGGAGACGCGGCCGGCCCGCTCCATCTTGCGACGGGCGGCGTTGCGCTGGGCACGACGCTTCTTCTGCTCGGGGGACGAGTGGTAAATATATTCCTGGGCGTAGTCTCTAGGCATAGGTCACATCGGTTGCGCCGGACCGCCGATCTTCGCAGCGGTTTGGGCATCTTTGAGGGCCAGATCCTGCATCGTCTTGGCTTGCTTGGTCTGCATATCGACTTGGTGCTTCTCGATCTGCATCTGGAGTTTGGCCCTGCGTTCGGCCAAATCGGCTTGGGCCTTGGGTGAAAGCATCTGAGCTTCAGCCAACTGACGCTCCATCTCGGCGATTCTGGCCTGTTCAGCTTCGATCATCCGGGCTTGTTCGGCCTCTTGGGCTTTGGCCTGTTGCTCGGCGGCGGCTTGCAACTCATCGGCAAGTCGCTGACCTGAGGCATTCAACTGCTGGAACCGCTGGCGCATGAGCGCGATCTGGTCCTGACGCGCCACGTCGGGTGCGAGTAACTGCAAATGTTCGCCTAAGTGCGGGAGCATCGTCTGGTAAGCACGGAGCGCGGCTTGGGGGTCGGCCTGACCTTGGGACACAGCCTGATCAAGCCCGTCCATCGCGGTGAGGTGGCGGCTGGCGTGGATGAAGTGGTTCTCGCCGGAGGAGACGGGCAGCGCCGTGCCGGCCGACATCGTGGCATTCTCCAAGAGCGCGATCTTGTCGTCGATCGGTTCGCGAAGAGTTGCTCTCGGTGAAGGCAAGTAGCGATCGACCACTTCCTGACCGAAGCGGGCGGCGATGCGGTCGCGGAGAAGATTGATCCGGCCCATCTCGTCAAGCGAACCGAAAATCTGCATCGTCTCGTCGATTGCCGCCGAGCGCATCCCAGGGCTTCCGTAGCCGATGGCACGGACGGGCTCGACGGAATGGAAACGATGAATCGCTTCCTCGGGCACCCCACGGGCGATGCAACGCTTCTTGAAGTCGACCGCTTCACGCCCACCGGGTTCGTTAGCGGCATATTCACGAGCGGCGAGACGGCGGTAGGCTTCGCGGAGAAGCCTTTTCCAAGGATGGTAGAAAAGATTGATCGCCGCAGCCCCGAGCACCGCTTCTTGCTGCAACTGGGCGCGAACCTCGTAAGCCGTCCGAGCCTGACCATCCGGAGTGATTGAACGCGATTGGTAGCCGATCGTCCGGTTCTGCATGTTCATCGTCAGGTCGTTTAAGACCGGCATGACATTGCGGCTGTAATCGGGGATCGCCTTCTCGACGATCTTCAAGCCTGGAGGGAAGAGCGCGTAGGGGCCGTAGTAGGAAAGGGTCAGGTCTTCGAGGGCACGGGAACCGTTGTCCCCAGGTTGGACAATTAACGCCGAACTTAACAAAGCGCCATCGACCATCCCGCAGCGGAGTCGGTTGAGAAGTTGGATGTGTGGATACACCTTGTATCCAAGCCCGCGGATGCCGTGGTAGGTGCCGTTGCCGACGCCATAGCAAAACGTAACGAAACAATTCGTCGGGGCGGCGAAACGATTCGGGCGCTTGAAGAGGAAGTCCTCTTCCTTGGCGTTCTCGTCCGAGCCGATCGGATCCTTGAGGAACATGAGGTGGCTGACCTTGCCGTCGAACTCGCGCACCCACATGTGGACAACATGCACTTTCTTACCGCGACTATTGCCGTAGAGGAGGTCGTTGTTTTTAAGTTCGACTTCGAGCTTCTCCCACTCACCGGCCTCTTCAAACGCGCTGTCGCGGCAAGCGCGGATGAGGGCTTGCTTCACCATCTTGACGTTCCATCCCAGGTCTTTGGCCACTTCGGGGTCTTCGATGAATTTGTAAAGTTGGTGGGCTTGGTATTCGCGATCAACCGTAGCAACTTCGATCTCCCACTCCGAAGCGCGTGTTCCACGGGGAATCCGGAACTCGGAGAGTCCCGCGACACGCCAACGCCAATCGACCTCGTCTTCGAAATAGCAGATGCCGACACCGTGCGAGACAAACTGGTCGGCAAGCATCTGGTGATTGAACTCGAACTCCTGCCACTCCTTCAGAGTCTTGGTGAACTCTTCGGCCAGGATGCGCTCCCACTCGGACTTCTGCTCTGGGCTTCCGTAATCAATGGAGATGCGGGCCAAGACATCAACGGACGAGGTGAGGTCGTAGTATCCGGCCAAGGCTTGCTCTTTCAGGGAAGATGCTTCGCCAAAGTCGAGGTTCGTGCGCTCGCCTTGGCCCATCTCGATCAGGTCTTGCTGGTTGAAGGGGGCGGCACCATTGAACATGGCGTCAACCAGGGCGCGGTTTTTACTGGAACCTTGGTCGGAGTCTTTGATCGCTTTGTAGATCGACCGCGCCGAGTTGACGTTGTCGACGCGCATCTTGGGGGCGCGGCCGTTCTCCTCCAAGCCGAGGAGTTCAAGGGGGGCTAGTTCGGAATTTGTCATTAGATGATACCTGCGTTGGTTGGCAGTGTGAGTCCCTGCTTGAGGCGGGATATATAGTTAGCCCACTCTTTTTGACGAGGGGTCGCTTGATCCCAAGACATCCCCCCGTTTAAGAGGGATATCATGAGTTTTCGTTTGGACTCGTCGTCTCCGAGACCAGAAGTTTTGAATGCCTCGGCCTGAGACTCGGTCATGTCGAAATCGAACTTGAAGTTCCGCTCCTTCATAAGCTCTTCAAGCGGGTCGATCTCCGGAGTTGTTGCCGCGGCTTTCTTCATTTTTGCAGGGCTTCGATAAGTGAGCCGTCTTTACAACCGTGGACGACGGCGGCGTTGGTCGGCACGGGGCCGTAGACCGATTTGTCGTCGATCGGATCGCAGTAGATGCGGCCGTCTTCATCGATCTCGTAGTTCTTGGTGCGCCAGTTGTTGTGGATGAGTTTCGAGACCGCCGTATTCGGGCGCATCTCGTGGCGGAGATAAACGTCGAAGGGCTCGACATTCGGGCCGTCGTCGGTGCGGACATAGCTCCACAAGAGCGAGCGGTTATGGAAATCGCCCGGATAAACACAGGTGCCGATGACATGCTCGCCGTCGACTTTGACGAATTCGCCGGTCTTACGATCCAGCATCCGGGTCACTTGGGTGGCTCCGAGGAAAGGTTTCTGGGCTTGGTTATATTCGGTCTCGATCGCGTCGAGCCAATCTTCACGGATCGGGGTGTTATCGGCCTCGAACCAATACCAAGTGTCCTTGTTCCCGCTGTGCTGGAGGTGGCGCACGGTGCGAGCCCAGAGGTGGTTGGCACTCTGGGGCCAGCCGAGTTCGCACTCGGAATCTGGGACAAAAAGCTCGGCCGAGGCAAAAAGCGGGGCCAACTGCTCTTTGAGCGCGGCGGCTTCGTCCTTCGTATTGTAGGCTCCGACCACCAGCAGCTTGTGCCGGCCGAGGTTGCCCAAAAGGGCCATGTGCCCGGCCAGCTTGGTGGCGAGCTTGAGGTCGACTTGGGAAACGGGCAGGACGAGGAGCATGGTTTACGGAGTTATTACTTTAGCACGGTGTCGAGGATTTCCCAATTATCCGGCTGTCGGTGGAGCCGCGGCGTGTAGTTAATTTTCTTCCTCTTCCTGATCTCGTCAAATCGCCAGAAGACAAATTTCTGCCGATCGGGTAACCACGCGGCAAGAATCTGGAAGTCCCCGCGGGCATAAATCTTCTTGT